TCTCTGTCATTTTAGTCACCCTACAATTTTGGATTAATATATATATTTGACTCACCGTCAAACGCTATGAAGTTGCGAGACTCTAACTCTGGCAGCAACTCACTTTTAAGTTTTTCCGTTAAAACGTCAACACCCTTAAATGCTTTTAAATTCCTTATTTTATCCCTTAGATCTCGTATTGTTATTCTTGTTTTTCCTTTTTGGTGCGCGTCATCAATCTTGCTTGCTATCGCCTCAAGCTGAACAGTGTCTTTTGCATAGCCTTCTGAGTGGGCCGAATCTATATAAGATTCAATCAAGCCGTTAAATACACCCACAGCCCTCAATAAAACATCATCATCGATCTGATCGCGTCTTTGTCCACCCTCAGCCCAATCAGTCGCCACATGCAAAACAGCGGCAATCTTTACTATTTGTTTATCAGCCTTACCGATAAAGCCCACAATCATAGAATTACCATACTTGCCATTAGGTCTTAAGTCATACTCCATGCCTTGGCGGTAGTCATCCATAAACCCTTGGGCCCAATCAGAAAACTTTAGCTTAACAACATCGGAATTTATTATATTTTTAACCAGCGCTTCATACTTATCCTTCATTGCTTGCGGCACAGGTTTACGCTTACTAAAATCACGATAACCAATCATAGGTCGCTCTCTTAGCATCAACATACGCTCATTAACACCTTGCCCGCTTTCACCTGCCTTCATAATTTCTTCTATTGATTTACTTTGGCCCGCAACAGCTAAACAGCCGCAGTACCAAGCGTCGTTAGTTTCCCTGCCAGCTCTTTCAATTGAAGAATATTCAGCATCCCAACCTTTTAAATACATACCTAAATTTGATTTGCCGCCGCCATAGATAGCGCCTAATAATATTTCAATCGTTGTTGCCTCGGCGCTTATTAAGCTAAAATAACCCTCCTGGCGACCCGCCACACTTTCAATAGCCTCAGCCGTTCCGTCATCAATTGAGTGTTTATAAAAAGCGACCTTCTTTAATTTTTCCGTATCAGCTTTCAGTCTTGCTTGTAATTCTCTGTTGCCGTTGGGGTTTGTTTCTTTATCCAGATCCTTTTCTATTTGCGCGATATTTCTTGTTAACCTGCGGCGTTCAAAAGCATTATCATCGTTGATTCTTTCAAACTCTTTTCTTATCGGATTAATAAACATATTGTTTAAGCCAGATTTACCAGAACTTGGCGGCTGAGCTGTTACAACGTAAAGGTTTACAGGCTTTGTTTCATCGTAATAATCAAACTTAAATTTTTTCATCATTGACGAAGCTAAAACACCTAAGCCGTGAAGAAATGCGCTTGAACTTGGGTACAAAATAGCATCCGAGATAGCCTGACAAAACTCACTAAAAAAACACTCATTGCCCATCATTAATTTAACACTGCTATAGTGATCAACCTCATCAGCTACGGGCACAATATCACCCCACAAAGCCGGGCTATTTAAAACCCTGCTACCCTCAAAAATAGCCTGTTTTAATGGCGTTGAGCCGTTTAACCTTGCTCTCTCGTGAATTTCATTTAACTCGGCTTGAACCACACTTAATTGATTGTTCATTTTTCAAATCCCACCGTAAATTATATTATTCTTGATCTTCTACGGCAGCGCGGCAGATAACCTCTAGCATGTTATTAAATGAGCGGTTTTGCTCTCTAGCCAAAAGCTCAACCTTTCGCTTTAGGTCTTTATCCATTCTAAAAGAGCCGATCTGTTTGTTATCTTTCTTTTGCGCCATTGTCTTACCCTCTTGTTTGAAGTGGTTAGACTTTAGCACTGCTTGTATTACAAAAGCAAGTAATATTTATTATTTATTTTTCATTACGCTTGGTAAGGTGGGTAAGGTGGGTAAGGCCGTGGTAAGGAAATCTTACCCGCTACAGCCCGCGCCACATAAAGAAAAAGAGTAAAAATGTAAGAAAGTAAGGTATATATATATATATATATATATATTACTCTTTTTTACTGTTTTTGTAGGTAAATGGCGAAACGGGCAAAAGCCTTACATTCTTACACTTTTGGCTAAAACCCGCGTCACACAAGGGCTGTGGCGTGTAAGGCCATCTTACCCAGACCTTACCCAGGCCTAAAATCTTACCCAAACACCAAAAACAACAAATAAACTTGCAATTCACGGCAAATCAAGGTAACTTTAATAAAACGACTTCCGCGGCGTTGGTTTTCTCTTCTCTCTTCCAGCGTCGCAACCTAATTTTTTGGTGCTCATGAAAAACTACGAACACAAATTAATAAAAACCTCAGACTTGATCCCATACGCAAACAACTCAAGAACCCATAGCGATGAGCAGATCAACCAGGTAGCCAGCTCAATAAAAGAATTCGGCTTTACCAATCCAGTTCTAATTGATGAACAAAACGGTCTTGTTGCGGGTCACGGTCGCGTTATGGCGGCTAATAAGCTCGGACTTGATGAAGTACCCGCGATTGTTCTTGATGGCCTTACAGACGCACAGAAGAAAGCTTATGTTATTGCAGATAATCAACTAGCTTTAAATTCTGGCTGGGATCTGGACATGCTAAGGCTTGAGGTTGAAACGCTTCAGGAATTAGATTTTAACGTTGACTTACTGGGGTTTGATGATGATGTGATCGAGAAGCTTGTTGATATTGATTGTGAAATGCCAATTTTACCAGACGGAGATCGTGATCCGTTTCAGCAAAAAACATTTACATTGCACGACGAGCAAGCAAACTTAATAGATGATGCTATTACAAAAGCAAAAACAAGTCCTTTAATTGATACCGGTATTAACGAAAATTCAAACGGTAACGCCATCGCCTGGATTTGCGAGCAATGGCTAAAAGGGGGTAATAATGGCGAGTGCTAAAGATATTGTTATAAAGCCTATAAAATCTCACGTTGCAAATGCGCTTGTAAAAAAAGTGCATTATAGCGGCAAGGTCGTTCAGAACTCTCAGTTACATTTCGGCGTCTTTTTAAACGGAAAGCTTGAGGGCGCTATGCAGTTTGGTCACTCTTTAGATAAAAGGAAAATGCTTAACACGGTTAAAAGTACAAAATGGTCAGAGTTTATTGAATTAAATAGAATGGCGTTCAGTGATGCTTTACCTAAGTTTAGCGAATCCCGTGCCATAGGTGTTACAATGAGGCTAATTAAAAAGCTATACCCACAGATAAAATGGGTTGTAAGTTTTAGCGATGGCGCACAGTGCGGAGATGGCACGATATACAGAGCGAGCGGTTTTTGTTTAATCGGTATAAAGGAAAATAAAACGCTTTACGAATTTCCTACAGGCGACAGGATCGCTGGGATGACTATTGAAGCTAACTGGGAACTGCCAATAATAAAAAAGCAGTGTGATTTTGTTGGTATACCACACAAGCCGAGAACGCGATCGCAGTGGGTAAAGTTTGGCGCAAAACCTATAAGTGGCTACCAATTAAAATATATTTATTTCATAGATAAATCATACAAAGAAAAATTAACAGTTCCAATCTTGCCGTTCTCAGATATTGACAAGATGGGGGCGGGCATGTATAAAGGGGAAAGAGTATCTATCTCCGAAAGGCGTGGTAAGCAGGCTAACTCTGGCGACCAGCTAGAATGCGGCGGGGCAGCACCGACCACCACGCTCCAATCTAAGGAGAATCAGTAATGTCAGAAGTAAACAAAGGCGGCAGGCCTCCAACGGTTTTAAGCGATGAAGAGATCGCGCAAGTTGAAGCGTTAGGCGCGGTTTTATCCATTGAGCAAATAGCTGATTATTTCGGCATAGCTAAAAGCACTTTCTACTCAATAATGGAAAGACAACCTGAAGTTTCCCTACGGTATAAAAGAGGCAAAGCTAAGGCTATCGGCTCGGTATCTAAGGGCTTACTTCAAAAAGCGCAAAGCGGTGATAATGCAGCGGCTATGTTTTATTTAAAAACACAAGCAGGCTGGCGCGAGAGTTCGCAAGTGGATCACACTTCTAGCGACGGCTCAATGACTCCGCAACACCCTGGCTATAAAATTGTCAAAGAATGATTGAAGCTAAACCAATCGAAATATTCCCAGCCTTTGAAGAATACCTTCAGCCTGCTCGTTTCAAGATTGCCTACGGCGGCAGGGGGTCGGCTAAGACTCGAACTTTTATAACTCTCTTGGTTGATAATGCCCTTTACTTTGGTTGGCGAATCGTTTGCTTTCGTGAAATTATGAAATCAATCGAGGATTCAATCTATCAAGAGATTGTTGAAGAGATTGATCGGCGCGGGTTATCAGACCAATTTGAAACTCTACGAACCGAGATAAGATGCTTATCTGGTGGCGGGGTGTTTAAATTTGATGGCCTTCACCGTAACCAGCAAAAAATAAAAGGCTATAGCGGCTTTGATTGTGCGTTTGTTGAAGAAGCGGCGAACGTAACGGCTGAGAGTTGGAAAATGTTAATTCCTACGCTTAGGAAAGCAGGATCAGAACTTTGGATATGTTTTAATCCCGAGAGCCCACTCGATGACACGTACAAGCGATTTGTAACCCAACGAATATACCCCGACTTCAAAGACGGAAAACGTTATTGCATAAGCAAGAAAATCAACTACACAGAAAATCCCCGTTTCCCGCCAGAGCTTCAAGACGATATGGAGCTAATGAAAGACGCGGACTTTGATTTATATCAGCATGTTTACCTTGGTG